GTTGCCGGGCGCGGTCAGACGGCCCGACTGCACCGAGGCGGTCGGAATGGTCAACAGCGTGTCGGTCAGATCGTCACGGGTGATCCGGCGTGCCCAGCCGCGCAACAGATCACGCGCGGTCGAGCGAACGTTGAACGAACTTTCCTTGTTGACGGCGCGGTTGTTGGCAACCGCGTTGCGTCCCCAGTCCGCCCACACCGGGTAGCCGTAGCTGTCGAGCATTTCCTCATTGCCGCGCAGCGTACCGGCACCGACACCGTCGCCGGACAGCTGATTGACCAGCGGGATGTTGATCTGCTTGCCTTCCGCCTCAAGGTCTGCGAGGCGGACGATAACACTTGTCGAGCTTTCGCCCATGAAAGGGTCGAAGCGCGAGCGCCGCAGGAAATCCGAAATAACCTGACGGCGGAATTTGATCAGTTCATTGTTGGTGTGATTGCTCGTTAGCATGCCGTAACCCTTTCGGGGTTAGCGGCGTGAGTTTCTCAACGCCGCTTTGCTGAAACGGCTGTGCGAAACAACTGCATGTCGGAGGGTTCTTGCATCTGCTCGTCCCCGCCGCCCGCGCCGATGTTCGACAGCGATGGCACGGTCGGAGCTTTCGGTTGAGTGACTTGCGCAGGCCGCGCCACCGACATCCCGGTGCCCGCCGCCTGACCCTTGGCCGCCTCAAAGACCTGCTTGCGAAATTCCGGGTCGTTGAGAAATTCGTCGCGAAGGCGTTGCTTGTAGCTTTCGAGATCGCCACCGATTGAGTTCAGCGTCTCGCGTTCCATGTGCCACCTTGTGATGACGCCATAGGGATCGTGCGATTGCATCGCTCGCTGGTAGGTCGCCCACGCAGCCTGATCGCCGCGCTGCATGCCCTGCTCTAGGGCCTGCCTTCCCGCGGTGACCTTGTCCTCGCCGAAGCTGCGGACGGCCCAGTCGGCGGAATACGCCTCCCGGTCACGCTGCTGCTGGGCGACGATCTGTTCAAGATACGGGGCAACTTCCTGTTGGACGAAGGCCGACGGATCTTCGAACATATCCTTACGCTGTGGCTGTGATGGCGGTGGTCGCTGCTGCTGCGAGATCCGCATCAGCAACTCATCCCGCTCCCGCTCCGCACGACGGCGAGCTTCGCTTTCCTCACGCAAGCGACCGGCAGGCACAGGCGCGTCGGGCTGCGGCTCTACGGGAGGCGCAGGCGGTGGGGCTGGCTTGTCAGCAGGCTTGGGTTCTGGCTCATCAGGTGGAAGCGGTGGGTTCTCGAATTTCTCAAGCGTCGGGGCATCAGCCTCGACGGCCTGTTGAAACAACGCATTCTCGTCAGGCGCGTCAGCGCCTTGGGTGATGTCACTCAATGTCGTGCTCCCCGGACGTTTCGTGTCCGATGACGTGGCCGAGCTATCGCGCTCTGCAGGCGTGGCTGATCGATCCCCGGTCAGCAGAGGCACATCGTTTCGTGATGTGGGACGTGTGCAGCGATGTCGTTCACTGCGGACGAGCGGTCATGAAAAAAGCCGCCCGGTGAGGCGGCTTTTTCTAAAATTTTTACGGCGGCTTCAGCTTGGCGAGATCCTTCAGCGGTCCTCGCGCTTTTCCGGCTTTTGCTCCGGGGCCTCCTTCGGCGGCGTCGAGGGCGGCGCGGAGTTCTTGCGCAAGTTCTTTCCCATGATGATTGAGGTCGGCTGTGGGATTTCGTCCGAGGAGTTGTACCAGCCTCCGTGTGTAACCTTGCCCATTTTTGTCCACCGTCCAGTCGTTGCGAGCCTTGGTGATCTCGGCCTCGCCATGTCGGATTAGATAATCACCCGGCAATTCTTTTAGCATCTTGTCGATGGGTCCGGCCAGAGCATTCTCAAGGTCTGTCTGAGTTTTTACGCCACCCCGGTCAATCAGGGCGCGGATGCCAATCTTGCCATCCGGGGTTCTGAGCGGTTGATATCCCTGAAAATATCCGGTCGGGTCCGCCGCCGTCAGCTTGGCCCAAAAATCACGCAAGCCCGCGTCGGTGCCGAGAACATGGTTTCCGTCGCCGATAAAATCGACGGCAAAGCCCTTCGGCTTCGACGTCGGCGGCTTGACCTTGTTCGACCACACTTCGGTCTGACGCAAGAGATGGCCGAGTGCATTGGCGGCGATCTCGGCACCCTGCGGCGAGGCGAAGGTCTGTGCCACCGTCGACGGATTCTGACTTTGCACACCCTTCTCTTGCCAGCCGCCGGTCGCATGCACGATGTCGCGGACATCGACACCGGAAAGCTGCTTGACTCGGTCGATCGCGCTCTGGGTGATCTGGTGGGTGATGGCGTATTGCTTGTCCGGCGGTAGCGCGTTGAGCCTAGCGCCAAATTGCTTCTCCCAAGGCGATCCCGCACCGGGCGATACTTCCATCGAAAGGTGGCGCATATTTTCGGCGAGGCCGGTCAAGATATTTTCGGCCTTGTCCGCCGTCAGTTTGGTCATGCCCATCCAGCCGATGGCCTGAACCTCTTTCGGCGTCCAATCGCTGCGGCCCTGCCAGTTTCGCCGGTTCAGTTCATCGGTCAGGTCACGGCCAAACTGCGCGCGGTTTTCGTATTGCGAAGCCGTCGGCGATCCCTTGAGATCCACTGTCAGGTTTTGCAGCGCCTCGTCGTCATAGCCGAGACGCCGGAGATGGTTCTTCAGTTTTTCGTCGACCAAGCCCATGTCGCGCCCGGTGTGGACATCGACCACGAACGGACTGCCACCCTGCGGATCATTGCCCATCCATGAACGAATGTTTTTGCCTTCGGCGCTGTCAACAAAGTCGGCAATTTTCTGGCCGACGCCCATTTCGATCGGGCGGTCCTGCATCACCCGGCGAGCCGCCAGTGTCGGCATCGGCATGCCCGCGGCTTTCATTCGCGCTTCCGGCACGCCGCGCAGGATCTGCTCGCGCTGCAGCAGCATGTTCTGCATCGATCCGGGGACATCGACGTTCTGCTGCGCCACCAGCCAGCCGCGCATGTACTGCTGCGCCAGCGCCTCGTCGCCATTGGTATGCTTCATGAACTCGCCGAAAATTTCGGGATACCATTTCGCCGCGGTGTGGATCTCATCTGGTGTCAGCAACGCTTCGTGCCGCGCGATCCAGTCTTCCGGCGTCAATCGTCCAGCGACAAAGTCTGGAAATTGTTTCGTCGCGTTGACAACACCCTCAGGGAAGGCCTCCTTCGCTATTTCGGCGGTCTCAAATCCCTCACCCAGTACTTTGCCATTTATATCGGAGGCGGTGTAGGTCGGCTTCGGTGCCGGGATCACGGTTCGCTGGTTGACCGGCAGCCCCGGCACCTCCTCGCCCTTCGCAATCGCTTTCGCCTCGCGCTCATACCTCAGGCGAAGCCGTGTCGCCGCCTCGTCTGCGGGGAATGAAAGACCGCGCCCGACCGGCCCGGCTCCGAGTGCAAAGCCTCCCTGCCCGGTGCCTCCGATGCCGCCGGTCATCGACAGCCCGGCCATGCCGCCAGCTGCGGCCATGGCTTCGGGCGAGGTGTTGATCTCCCCGGTCGTGGGGTCCATCGCCCACATCGGCAGCTCACCTGTCAGCGCGCGGCCCGGCGCGGTCACAGCGCCCGTAAATCCCGAGAGCAGATGACGGGCATACTTCTCTGCCAGCGTCATGCCCTGCTGCGAGGGTGCCTGCGTTGGCTCGCCGTAACCACCGCCAATCTGCGCTCCGGTCATCGGATCATAGGCCGCCAGCGCCGACAGGTCCGGCGGCGGCAACGTGTTCGCCAGATCGCTCAGTCCGGGGGCTTGCGGCTGATATCGCGCTTGCAGGCCTGCGAGGCTGTCATCCACCACCGGTCTGATGGTGATCCCTGAAAGCCGCGGATCTGGCATCGCTCACTCCGGGGTGGCGGTGCGCTCGACCTGTTGATCGAGCCGCTGCTGGATCTCCTGCTTCTTCACCTGCCGGTCGGCGTTGCGATGGAAACTGTCGAGCGAGCGGTCGGCATTGCCATGCACGATGGCGACGTAGCGGTCGGCATTCTGCTGGGCGTGGTCGGCCATGGTCTGCAACGGCGACAGCAGCGCCTTGTGATAGAGCCCAGTGGCGGCGGCACGCTTGTGCATCGCGGTGGCGTTGGTCTCGTTGATGTTGGCGACCTTCTCGGCGACGTCGAGCGGCGATTGCGGTGGCGGCGGCGCGTCGGGCATGCCTTCGCTGCGCGCCTTGGCGACGTTGAGCATGGCGGCGGTCTGCTGTTTCGGCACTTCGGCATTCAATTTGTTGGCGGTGGCCTGCGCCTGCGCACCCTGCGCCGCGGTCTTGCCGACAGTGGCCTGCGCCTGCTGCATCGACAGCTGCTTGAGCATGTCCTGCATCGGCTGATCCTGCGCCACCATCTGCTGCAGCTTCTTCTTTTCGCTCAAGGGCAGGTAGGAAGCCTCGATGATCGCCGCCGGGGGCACCGGGACGTTGTTCTGCGCCAGCGCCATCAGCAGGTCGAACATGTCGCCCATGATGGTCTCGGTGTCCGGCCCCTCATCGACCTTGATCTCGACGTCGATATTCCCGAGCACGTTGACCAGCTGCGGCAGTCCATACTGGTTCAACTCGACGCCGTTGATCTGCATGAACTGGTAAACCTGCTCGTCATTGGTGACCCGCAGCATCCGCTCCGAGGTCCAGTAACGCTGCGCCGCATTCCACGCCGCCTGATAACGCGACAACTTCCACATCCGAAAATTCTTCAGGAACGGCCCGAGTTCGGCCAGCCCGGCCTGCTGCAGCATGTTGGCGGCGCGACCACTGACGTTCTGGCCGAACTCTTGGATCAATTGCTGATTGGGACCGAAGGTGTCGATCTCGGCCTTGGCGTCCTGATAGTAATTGGTCTGCTTGAGGAACTCGCTGTCGGGCTGCACGATCTCCAGATCGTCCTTGTTGCCGCGGTAGACCAGCGTGCCGTCGGGCCGCGCCGCCTCTCTTCTTGTGACCTCGATGTCATCAACGATGCCTTCCCTGATCTTGATCTGCCTTGTGTTCATGATGTGCATCGCCTTGCTGCGATGCTGGTTCATGGCGTCCTGCGGACCCTTCAATCGCCGGATAAAACCGTAATGGTCGCCGTCGATGTCGACCATGGCGGCAAAGGCATGATATTTCGAGATCGACTGTCCGCGCTGATTGAAGAACGGACTGTCGGCTGACAGGATCTCGACGCTTCCGGTATGGATGCAGTACTTCCAGACCGAGCCTTCCCTGTACCAGTGGTCGATCAGCCGGATCCGCTTGCGGCTGTCGACCCAGAGCTGGTCGCGATCGGTGTCGAATGCGGTTGAGTAGTCGCTTCCACTTCCGAGATTGGCCTCGACCTTTTCGCTAGCGCCCGGCGCGAGCAGATCCAGCTCCTCGATGTCGGCCCACTTGTAGACGCCGTGATAGCGCCAGTCCTGAAAATTGGTCCTTAAGGAGCGCGGGTCGTAGAAGAAAGTCTTGGGGTCGACATATTCGAAGGCGAGATCGGGATCGCCGCGGTCTCCGGCGCGCATCGTCAATTCATCGACCCCGAAGCCATGGATCAGCGCGTCCTTGCAGCATTCGACCTCGATGTCTTCGGCGAACGAGGCATCGCAGATGGTCCTGATGACTTGGGTGGCGACTTCGGCCCCCTGCTCGCCGTTCGGGGTGTTGGGGTAGCATTTCGGATCGGTGCGAAGTCTGCGGATGGTGCCGCCGAGCGAGTCGATCTTGCGCGCGGTGCGGTCGAAGGTGATGACCGGCTGGTGCCGCTTGTTCAGGGTGCGGATCTGTTCGGCGGACCACTGGTCGATATGGTAGTAGCGCCATGAGCCGCGCTGTTCCTCGATCTCGCGCGATTTGGCGGAAGCGTAATTCTCGAACTCGCGGCGGCGCTTGACCAAGCCCTTCTCGTCGTCACTGTCACTGTCGCCGTCGTAAGCAGAACTGGTCACGCCGAGATTTATCATAGCGTCATGTGATCCCCGGTTTTGCGTTCTCTGGGCTTGTAGCCGTCGGCGGGTAGTTTCATCGGGTTGGGCTTTCCGGCAGCGCCTGACACCATGATGTCCAAGAGCTGCCCGACGAGGCCAAGCGCATCGACCTGATCGTCGTGCTTGCCTGCGGGAAAATTCAAAACTTCCGCCAGCCAGTCCGGCACCCAGCTGGCGTGCTTCGGATAATAAAGACCGTCGAGCGCCATGCGTCCTTGGATCGACCTTGCTCTGACCGCCTTGTCGCCCCTT